ATACCTTTATGTAGTACACCCTCGTTTTCTTCAACCTCTTTTGTGTCTTTATCTTTTACAGATTTAACTGTTAAGACGCTGTCCTCAAAAGATACATCTATATCCTTTTTACCATAACCGGCAAGTGCTACTTGTATATCATAAGTGTGTTTACCTGTCTTAATGATATTGTATGGTGGATAGTTAGGGACACTTATAGTATCCATCTGGTGGTCAAACATTCTTTCAAAGTTAGAAAAAATATCATCATACCCCACTGATAGTGGTCTTAATTGATTGAAAATTGAAATTGCTTTATTAGTCATTATAACTCCTTTTGTTAAGCAAGTTTATTTTAAGTACAACCCATTATGGCGTTGTACAATTATTTATATAATCATTAATTTAATAATTACAAGTGCCACTTTTTTGTTCACGCAGTAAGTGGCTAAACCTGCGATTTGCGACACCGAGATAATCTCGGGCTTTTACACTGTCAAGGACTTACGAGTTGCCTGACCATAATATATATACATCAACGTATAGTGTAAAACTTTAAAAACCTCTTTGTTGTTTTAACTTCTTTTGGTTCTTTTTAAAGTTAGCAATGCCTTCTTTTTTCTTACGTCTTTTTCTTTCACTTGGTTTTTCATAAACCGACTTAGCTCTATAATCTTTTATAACGCCTTCTTTTTGTACTTTCTTTTTTAGTACACGCATCGCCTGTTCTAAATTACCTTTTCTTACTTCTACTGTAATACTCAAACTATTTTACCTCCTCCCTTTCAATGTCTTTGATTAATTCTTTTTCCCATTTTACAAACTCTGTAGGTAATGATAAAGGAAACTTTCTACTTTTTATAAATCCGTTTGTAGGCGTTTCTAATTCAATCTTAGCAGTATCATAAGAGTTTTCTAATAAAGTATATCTATCTAATTGTTTTGTATCATCATCTCTGTGAGTTTGTGTACTTAACAAATCATTTTCTTCACCAGTTACGTTGGTGGTATGACAAAGATAATTCATAATCTTTTGCCATTCTTTGAATGCGGTTTCTGTACCAGAGTAATAGTGGTCACCATTATCAAAAAAGAACTCGCCCCATAGCTGAGGTTTTAGTAAATGGTCTTTGGTAACTTTTTGTTTTAATTTTTTAGATGCGTTTGCCATTTTACTTGTTAAACCTGTATTAATGATTTTACCATTATGTACAATACTGTAAACTGAGCGACCCATAGCTTTGGTAATTATCCATTTTAATTTTGGATGCCAATTATCTAATTTTAATTCTAATATTGAATCGTATTTAGCGCAAAGACCATCATACTCTACCCCCAATAGTACAGAGTCTAACACATAACTATTCTCATTAAATTTTTCAAAATCTATATACATTATTTTTTATCACTCATTTGTGGTACGTTATGTTTGTTTGCGTTTAAAAAGAAATCTTTAAACTTTAAAATGTTTTCTAAACTAGAAAAATATTTTTTAAGTCTAGTATTTGATTTATCTTCTTTTAATAATTCTGCATATGTTTTTGAATTAGGAGTAGAAAAATGATTTAATATTTCTAATCTTACTTTATCTAAAGGATAATTCATTTTATAAAGATAGTTAGCAAGTTTTAATAACTTTTGTTGGTATCTCATAATGTTAAGACCTTTTTCATTCTCTGTAATATCATTATTGATAATAATACTATTATCATCATTAAGAATAAATTTACTATTACTCAGTGTTTTATCTTTAAATTTTTTTTCAAAATATTCTTTTAGTTCTACATCTGTATAATTTTTTACAACTTCAATATTATCATTAAAGTATTCTAAAACTTTGGTAACTATTTTTCTAACTTTTGATTCGCCGACTAAAGATTTTGTTATGTCTTGGTCTTTTAATATCTCTATGATGGCTTGTTCCATTTTATTAATGTCGGTACTATCAACGAGGCCGTCTTCAATATCTTTTTGAAGAATATCTTTTGAAGATTGAGCGACTTGGTCATCATCTCTACCACGTTTAACATATTCTATATTCGCATTTTCATTTGACTGCCAAGTTTTAGCATTTTTAAAAGTATCAAATTCAACTAACGCAACAAACAAGTCACCGCTTTTTATATCATAGAAAGCTTGATAAGTGTGCTCGCCTGTAAGTAAAACTAATTTGCCACTTCTGGTAATCATTACCGTAGGTGGTATATAACTGCCTTCTTGCCACAGTCCTGATTCTATAAGCGATACTAAACTATTTTTATGTTCTGAAGAAATTGGTCTGATATTTGATAACTTATGAAAGTCAGTTTTTGTTATTAACATATCTAAAGGTATTCTATAAAAACCTACAAACGTCATGCCTTTGGGTTGTCTGCCTTTAAAATTTGGTCTCACTTGGCCAGTATCAGCAACTTTAAATTTTTCTAAATTAACTTTCATACTATAAGCTTACACCATTTTTGTTTAAAAGTAAATGGTCTGTATTGACACACCCTAAAGTATAGTAAAAAGAGGGCGCCGAAGCGCCCCCTAGGACTACACTATGAATTGACAGATTAAGAATCATAAGAATTGTCTTCTTCTGAATCCGACTCACTGTCATTGTCATTCAATTGAGAGTCTAAATCAGCTTTCCTCTTGGATTCCATTATGTCTTCGACACTGGCTCCCGAGTCCACTTTTGTATATAACTCTACAAACGAATTTTTTGTATCATCATCAAATCTATTAGTACACATTTGAATCGCCTTCATCTTATTATCAAAGATAGAATAAGCTTGTGTAATATGTACCAATCTTCTAGTTGATATAACCTCATCAACGCCACCATCAAAATAGGTTTTTCTGATAACGTCAGCCCAAGTAGTTAAGTTGTCAACAAACTTGTCATCTTTTTTACCTGAGGCTTTTAAGGTATTTGATAATATCTTTTTTTCTGTTTTAGAAGTTGGGTAAGATTGTTCAAACGTAATTGGAAATCTTTCTAAAAACGCTTCGTTCAATACATTGGTACCGATAAACTTACCATCTTCTGAACCTTGACCTTTAGTATTCGCAGTAGCGATCACATTAAAGCCATCTTTAGGTTTAACGAATTTGTTAATCTTCTTAACAAAGACACCAGAACCTTCAAGGATTGGTTGTAAACACATAATTTTATTTGATGCCAAATCAATCTCATCAAGTAAAAGAACTGCGCCTCTTTCCATCGCTTCAATCACTGGACCATTCTGCCATACAGTCTGACCATCTTTAAGTCTATAACCACCTAACAAATCATCTTCATCTGTTTCAATAGTGATGTTAACTCTGATTAATTCTTTTTTCAATTCAGCACACGCCTGTGTAACTGACATTGTTTTACCATTACCAGAAAGACCTGTAATGAATAGTGGATAGAACTGACCAGACTTAATTATATTCTTAACATCTGGATAGTTACCAAAACTCACAAAGGTTGAATCTTTTTGTGGTACGATATTACCAGTTAAAGAAGAAACAACATAAGCAGCCTCTGTTTTAGTATCGGCAACTTGCGTTTCCATTAACTGTTCGTTCTCGGTAGGTTCACCATCAAGTGGTAACTTGTAAGTACCTCTGTCAACTTTGTACTTATCTGTTTTTAACCAAGAAGGGTTTTTAATCTTCTTTTTAGATACTAGAGCGTTAATCTCACCTCTAGTTAAAGTGTCTTTGTTATAGTGTTTATGTAACACTGACACTTGTTCTTTTTGACTTGCGTTTAAGTCTATCATAGTGTGCTCCTTTTTTTTCATAGTTTATAATATAATAATATCAGGATTTACATAAAAGTCAACCCCATAAATTGGATTGATTTTACTAGTGTTTTTCACTATGCAACCTCCTGAATAAATTGATTTAACAAAGTTCTACTAGTGATTCGCCCTTTCATAGACTTTTTAAACACTCTAGCGATACCACTTGATTTCATATTATCTTTAATATTTGATAAATCTGTATTCTCAACTTTTAATTTTTTACCATTTAATAAGAAATACTTGTCATAACCCATACTATCTACTGATGCATACTTCTCTTTTGATAAACTAGATTTAATTTTTTGGGTTCTCTTATATCTCTCTTCCCAATTTTTACAATCTCTAGCAAATCTTTCTACATCATAACCTCTTAATTTTTTAGTCACATAAAAACCAATAGTAGATATACCGTGTCTTTGTCTTATAATATCTAAAAGTAAACCAGTGTAAATATCACTTGAATAATATGTACTCTCATCAGCAACTGTGTATTGTTTTTTACCAACTTTGATAACTGGTTTACCGTGATCTGTTGGAACCTCTACACCTTCATCACCCATAGTATTACCAAAAGAAAAGTTTGCGCCACCATCTGTCAAAGTAATTAGTGACATTTTTTCAATCTTGTTTTTATTCTTAAACATAGGTATCATTTTTTCAAAAGCGATTAATGCTTGATTTAATGGAGTTGTACCTAAGTAATAATTGTGTGGCATATAAAACATCTCACCTTCGTGTGTTTTTTGACCGAAAACATAACTACCAGAATATCTGTCATCATACGCAAGTGCCATATGATATAACCACATTAAAGATTCATCTAATTCTGTCTTCTTAACTTTATTACTTGCAACACAAACTAGATTTACTTTATCTAATGTTACATCACCATATTTGTATTCAAAGTGACCTGAACTGTGGGTACGTCTATCATCGCCACCATACTCACTTGTAAATAAATAAACTTCATAAGGTATATTAACTTTCTGACAAAACCAAATTAGATTCATTAACTGTTCAACTGTTTGTTTTAATATATTACACATTGAACCTGACCAATCAAGTAACATCATCATACCGTGATTTTTAGCATCAGGTAAAATAGTTAATCTTTTAAATATATCATCTGAATATTTGTAAGATGGTAATTTAAGAGGATCAATAATACCAGTCTTATCTGTAGACGCTCTCTTATAAGCAGTCGCCGCTTTTTTCATCTCAAATTCTTTAACAAGATAATTAACTGTTTTCTTATTATCGTTTTTAAATTCTTTGTAATGAGTTTTTAACCAGTTGTAATAAGTACCACTTGCGTTTGGATATTGTTTTATTTCTTTAAACGCATACGATCTCAAATCTTTTAAGAATTGTTTATTTGAAACAATAACTTTATTTAAATTTGTATTTGGTAAAGTAAAGTAAGAATAACTTTTTTCACCATCATATAAATTAGATTTTTTATCTTCTAAAGATTCGTTTGTAATAGAAAGTAATTTTTGTGGCGCAACACCTTCACCACCACCTTGTTGAGCTTCTTCTGTAACAGCAGTCTGTTCACCAGACTCTTTTTTATCTTCATTATTGTTTTCTGCTTCTTCACTATCGCCAGAATCTTTATCATCATTCTCGTCAGTTTTTTCATCTGACTTTTTAGACTCAACTTCTTCACCATCTTCATCATCTTGGTTTAAGTTATAGTTTTCTGCGATAACGTGTGAATCAAAATCAGGTAATTTTTTTAATTGTTCAACTTGTTTTTTCTGCCATTTTAATATGTCTTTGGCAAGGTTGACAACATCATCAAAAGTTTTCAATGCGTCAACCTTACTTAACCAACTAACATCTTTAGGAGAAAAAATGAACGGCAATCTTTTTGAAGACTTATAGTATAAGTTAATTTTATCAATTAACATATAGTCTTTATTAATATCTTTTCCGTGAGTACCAAAGAAATTTTGTTTTTCTAATAAATCAAAACCATTAATATAGTTTCTAACTACACCTGGGTATTGTTTTTGTATCATTCTGTCAATTCTACAATCTTCTAAAACATTAACATATGATCTTAATTCGTTATCATCAGCGATCTTAGCCCAACCATCTGTTGGTGTATGTAAAGCGTGAGCGCATTCGTGTGCGATTAACATATCATAAACATCACCCTTAGGTTGTTTAAATACTGGTAATGTTAAAACTCTATTCTTCGTATCAAATGAAGCGGTTTTAACTTTATTATGTTGTACTGAAATATTCTCGGTAGCGATTAACTTTGCGAGAACTGATTTTGTGTCTAAATTAATTGTTTGTGTGTCCATACTAGCTAATCTATCAGGTCGCAATCTAAAAGTCAACCCTTTATTTTGCGTTGATTTTACTAGTGTTTTTGAGGTATAATGTTCTTACTTTGTTCTTTTTAACACTTTTTCGTATATATTTGACGCTAGATTCTTCATCATTAGTGGCGCTACCATACGTCCGATTCGTTCTGCCTTCTGGTCAAATTTACCTTGTAAGTTATAGTCATCAGGTAATCCCATAATTCTTATCAATTCTTTTATTGTAAACTTTCTATTCTTATTATAATGAAATACACCAGATACACTCATTTGTTGTCCTCTTTGTGTAAGAGTTGGACAAGGTTTATCAACGGCAGGTCTTATCATATTAAACATAGATTTCTTATAGTTAATATCTACATAGTAATATTCTTTATCTGTATCCCACTCATAATGTTTAACATCTGTTTTCATTAGTTGGTCTATTGTAGTATTTGAGTTTGATACTATTGGCTTCGCATTTTTTTCTTGGAAACCCATTTCTTTATATTCAGGCCATTTATCTTTTGGTATAATTCTTATTTCGTTTTCACTAGGTTTAATATGTCTAGTAGGATTAAATGGTAATATCTCTACCCACTTCTTTTGAAAACCACCTTGTACATATTTGTATAATTCTTTTTCTTCTTCTTCATTATTTTGTACATCTTCTATTGCTTCTTTTAATGATACTTGTTGTTTATGTGGTTCTGGATATACTTCATTTGCCATAGTCATTAAATTTAACCCTGCTTTATCCATTATATCATTTCTTACTGCGATGAAGAAACATCTTTTTCTCGCTTGTGGTGTACCATAATCGGCAGCATTTAATACTTTACCAACTGCCTCATAACCGATATTTTCAAATCCTTTTAAAATTTCATTATATTTTTTAATTGCTTCTCCCATCATTATACCAGCAACATTTTCACCAATAATTACTTTTGGTTGTATCTCATCAGCAATTCTAATAAATTCAAAAAACAAGTCTTCTATATTTTCAACATCTTTATTATCTGAATACTTCTTTTTACCATCACTCTTTTTTATATTCTTTTTACCTACCTCTACAAACTCATCATTATCAGTATCTATTTCTATTTTCCATTCACCTTGTTGATGCTCACCACCATTCCAACCCTTTTCTCTTTTACCAGCAACACTAAACGCTGAACAAGGTGGACTACCATCTAGTATATCTAATTCACCTTTTTGAATACCAGCGGCCTTTAAAAAGTCTTCACCTTTTAGTTTCTTTATGTCACCTGGTAATATTGGTGTATTTGGGTAATTTGCTTTATAAGTATCTTGCGCTGATTCTACAAACTCATTCATACATAATACTTTACCACCCGCTAGTCTATAACCAGTAGAGGAACCACCACCACCAGCAAAAGTAGATATAACATTAAACAACTCTTTGTTAGAGTTATCTATTACATCTTTCAAAAAATATGGTTTATATGTCATTTAGTTAATATATCAGGTTGTTTTTGATTTGTCAATGTTGAAGTCAAATACTATTGAATATCTATGATTATGAGGGTGTACAGCGAGTTCAAAAGGCATATTTCCTT